TCGCTGTAGAAGAGATTTCCCGGTAGACCGTGGCACTTTGCGTGGGCGAGCCAGTCGGGGGATTTCCGCTCGTAGATCGCCGGCAGGGTCTGCCGCCTGTCCACGAAGAACCAGTTCGTGATAGTCGGATTCTGGGAGTGTGACCCAGTGTTCTCCACGTAGCTCAAAGCCGAGAATAGGGCGGCGGCACTCTGCCACTGCGTGGAGCCAGAGAGCGTGGAGGTCGTCGTAACGGAGCGTGATCGAGCTTCGATTGTCAGTGCGCTTGAACTCGATGAGTTCGTCATCGGTGCGCCCGTCGTTCTTGCGGCTCCAACCCGCACCAGAACGTGCGTTCTGAACTCCTCCAAACCTCGCCGTCCCCTTACGCTCCTGCTGCCTGGATAGCAGGAGCCGCCGTGCTCTCACTTCGCCTTCTGCCTTGTCAGCCGCCGGGGGGAGGGGCGAGACTCGTCCGGACGGCGTCCCTTGGTTAGTTGGTCACTAATAGCATCTCGCAGCTTCTGCTGCAAGGAAAGATCCCAACGGCACTGTTCCTCCAGGGCCGCACGTCCGTGCCAGGACTCACCGCCGAAGTGGTAGTAGGCCCCCTTGACCTGGAAGACTTCCAGGCTGAGGCCCAGGGTGACCAACTCCTTGGCCCCGTCGTAGCTCCCAGGAGGGACACTGGTCTCGTTGTGATCAAAGTAGAAGTCTACGACGGCCACCCGCTCAGGGGGATAGCTCTTGTTCTTCGCGGTCCGCGCCTTGATGGTGATTCCCACCTTGCGCTGGTTCTTGCGGTCCCCCTCAGTGAGCCAGTCGTCCCTACGAAGCTCCACCCTGGATGTCATCCAGTAGTTCTTGGCCCGTCCCCCTGGGGTCGTCCTGGGGTCACCGAACATGATCCCGATGCGCTCACGCCACTGGTTGACAATGAAGCAGGTTATGGCCCGATCATCCTCTACCAGGGAGCGTTTCATCGCGGTGTAGCTCTTCCTGAAGAACTTACCGATAAGCCTGGCGGCTAGCCCTACCTGGGTGTCGTCCATGGTGCCTTCGCCCTCGCTTATCGGTGATAGCGCCGGCATGGAGTCGATCACTAGAACGTCCGCGGTTCTGCTCTCTAGAACCGTGATAGCGGCGTTGCACGCTTCCTCTAAGACGTTGGTCTGCATCACCAGGATCTTGTCGGTGTTGCACCCCAGGAGGGTGGCCCAGGCCGGCACGAACTCCTCCGCGGCCACCCAGAAGGTCATGTGCTCGGGGTTGAGGGCCTGCTGGGCCGCGATGGTCTTGAGGATCAAGGTGGTCTTGCCTGAACTCTCGTCGCCGTATAGCTCGTGGAAGGCATTGGTCTGCCAGCCCCCGCCCAGGGCGGTGTCGAGGGCATAGCTCCCGGTGGTGATCCTGGGCAGGTCCGAGTAGCGGATCTGGCTGCCCCAGACCACGGTCTCAGGCCCCATCTCCTTGTTGATCTCGGCCATGACTGCCTCGATGGTCTTCCTGTCAGAAGACACGACTGGGCCTCCTTCGCTCTAGCTGGTCAGCCTTCTCCTGGGCTGTGATCCGGTCGCGGAACGGGCCACCCACGATGGCCCGGTTGGCGGTGTCGATCACGTAGTAGCTGTTGCCGCGGATCTCCACCTGATAGTGCTGGAGGACCGGGTTGTACCCGTCACTTCTTGGCACTCTTGGCCGTCGTCTTCTTGGCCGGGGCCTTCTTGGCCGGCTCTTCCTTCTTCTCCTCGCGCTTGCCGCCCTTGCCAAAAGGCGCGGCCCGCTTACCGCCAAAGGGTTCCTTCTTCTCAGCCATCAGCGGTTCTCCTTCTTGTTGTAGCCCTTGGTGGCCTTCTGGGGCTTGGCCTCGCCCTTCTTGCTCATCGGCTTGGCCCCCGATTCGCGGGTTTCGGCTGCCTCCCTGCCCATGGCGCTGCGCCGGCCTTTGCCCTGGGCCTGGGCGTTGGCGATAGACGCTGCCTTGCTCTTGGAATAACCCTGGTCTTTCAGAGCTTCGTAGGTATCGGGTTTTTTAACGGACGGTCCTGGGGACTTGCCTCCTGGCATGGATCACCTCACATTGCTCCAACTGAACTCACTGCTGCCGGATAGGGATTGGTCGGTTTCAAAGTGGCTGTCACCGCGGGGGTTGTCGGAGCGGGCGAACTTGACCGGCCCAGACGACTTCATGCCCACGGCGTTCAGCAGGGTGCCTGACTGCTCAAAGAGATCGCCGTTGTACCCGCAGTCGACACAGAGTGGCGCGGCCTCGATGCCCATCGGACCCTTGCGCCTGAAGAAGCTACCGCCGTTGCAGTGAGGGCAGCGCCCGCTGGTGCCCAGGCTGGCCGGGGCCTTCTCGATGTATCCCTGGCGGTTGACCCGCCGCCAGTTATCGTCAGCATCGCCTCCCGGCTGGGTCATCTCCGTCACCTCCTGGCGAGGCCCAGTCGGGGGGTACTCGGGTTGCCAGCGCACTGCCTTCTGGGGGTAGCCGTTGGTGGTGACTGAGGGTGGTGCGGGAGCCGCTGGCCTTCCGACAGCACCGCCCAGTGCCCTCTCCCACCAACCGACATCACTCATGAGTAAGCCTTCCTGCTGACGAATCTGCGCCAAGTGCTGCCTGGGTGCTGCTCTTTCCACGCCTGGCAGGCGACGCACTGGCTGAGGTGGTTGTTGACCAAGTTCTCCAGATGAGTCTGGCCTTCAGGCGGCATGACGGCCAGGATGAAGTGAGGTGGCAAGCCTTCCTTCCCCTGCACTGAATAGATCTTGCTCATTTCGCCTCGCTCCAGTTCTTACCGACCCCGATGGTGACCTCCAGGGGTACATCGAGGACTGGCCGGTCATCCAGGCGGATGTCCTCCATGGCCTCTCTGATAAACGGTATGGCCTCGTCCACCTCCCCCTCGTCGCACTCGATCACGAACTCGTCATGGATCTGAAGCACGAGATCGGCATGGAACTCCTGGAGGGCCTGGTGGACGCGGACGATGGCGATCTTCGCCAGGTCAGCCGCGGTGCCTTGTACTGGATGATTGACCGCCTGGCGCTCGGCATAGCTGCGGTCCTTGGGGTCTCGGGAAGAGATGTCTTTCAAACGTCTTTTTCGCCCATAGAGGGTCTCCACATAGCCGTGCTGGAGGCAGGACCGCTTGGTCACGGCCCCCCACCTCTTGACACCGGGGTAGGCCCGGTGCCAGGCGTCGTAGACGGCGCGAGCCTGTGCCTCACCGATGCCTGACATGTCCATGACCCTGGTAAATCCGCCCTCAAAAGCGAAGTTGAAGTTGCAGTTTTTTGCGATGGCCCGCTGTTCGACGCTGACATCGCCCTGGGGCACCCGGTAGACCAGGCTGGCCGTCTGGGTGTGGAGATCGAGACCGTGGGTGTAGGCGTACATCAGCATCTTGTCCCTGGTCATGTGGGCCAGGACGCGTAGCTCGATCTGGCTGTAGTCGGCCACGATGAGTAGCCGGCCAGGTGGGGCCACGAAAAGTTGTCGTATCAGGGTGGCCTCGACCGACTCCTTGTACCTGGCTGGGATGTTCTGGAGGTTGGGACCGCTGCACGAGAGTCTGCCCGTTCGGGCAACGGCCTGGTTGAAGCTGGCCCTGATCCGGCTGTCGTCATCGATGGTGGGGATGAACCCGGCCACATAGGTGCTGAGCAGCTTGTTCACGTCCTTGTACTCCAGGATCTTGCGCGGCTCCTGGTGCCGGCGAGCCAGGGACTTGAGGGCCTTGGCCGCGGTGGACCGCTGGCCGGTCTCGGTCATCCACAGGCAGGGCAGCTTCTTCTCGTCGTAGAGGAACCTGGCTAGCTGGTGGGTGCTGTTGAGATTGCCCGTGAAGCCGAGATCGCGGATGGTGCTGGTGACCTCAGCCAGTTGGGTCTCCAACTGGGGCCTCAGGGTCCGGAACCCCTCGATGTCGACGTAGGCCCCCGTCTGCTTCATGGCGAGTAGTACCCGAAGCACGTCCATCTCCAGGCGGAAGAGGTTGCCCAGTTTCGGCTTGTCCTCCAGGACGTGGTGGAGCTTCCACCACAGCATCCAGGCCATCTTGGCGTCGATGATCGAGTACCTCATGGCCCGCTTCCACTCGACGTTGTACGCTTCCTCGCCCAACTTCTCGGCGTACTTGTAGCCCAGGTAGTGCTTGGTGAGGGCCTCCAGCCGGTAGGACTGAAGGTTCTCGTTGATCAAGAACACCATGGTCATGATGTCGGCGTAGGGCGGGGGTGGGATCTTGCCCTCGTAGTACTTGGCGATGCTCAACAAGTCGAACCCGACGTTCTGATTGATCTTGCGCCGGCTGGAGAAGAACAACGGGCGCAGGGCCTCAAAAACATCGGCCCGATGTAGCTGCTGGCGTTTGTCGGGGTGCCCCATGGGTATGACGTGAGACACGCCTGGGCCGGCGAGGGATAGACACCAAACCTCGTTGGTTCGGGTGTCGAGGGCCGGCTTGTCCTTGTCAGCCGTCTTGCGGCATAGGTCGGAGCAGTAGGCCCGCCGCCTGGAAGAGATGGGGTTGCCACAGGCCAGGCAGGGCGAGGTCTGTTCCGCGTATCTCGATAGCACTCTCCGACCCGGTTGCAGCATGCGAACCCGCCGGCTACCGCGGGTCTCTACGTCGAAGGCGAACTCGGAAAATGCCGAGTAGATCTCCACCACTTCTCTTAGCTGCTCCATGGTGCGAATGGTGGCGATGGGGCCGCAGCCCCGCTCGACGGGCCGGCGCACACCTGGGCAGCCGGCCTCCACCCAGGACTCAAACTCGTGGAAGTCCTTGAGCTTCTTGATGGGTTGGGGGCGGTTCCGCGCCTCCCATTCGATCCTGATGGTCTCGGATCGATAGACCTGCTCGGTGGTGAAGCCGCGTGCCCCCCACTTGTACCTGGAGCGGTTGACCACGTTGCGGTCCCGCTCCCCCTCGCCAGTATCGTGATCCCCTTCGTGGTCGATGAGCAGGATGCAGCGCCGATGTTGCGCCCCGCCCCCGTAGTTCCAGTCCCCCGCAGTCTGTCCCGGTGTGATCCAGACAAGGTCACACTTCGGGATGTTGAGGGAAGGGGCCGGTGGCGGGTACCGGCCCCCTCCCCTTTCCGACACGACGGCGGGCCTTGCCGGCACCATCGTTCGGACCCTTACTCGTTGAAGGCATCGGCCACTTTTTGTAGCTCTGCCTTGGAAGCAACGTCGAGGGATGTGTCGTCCCAAAGACGGTCGTCAAACTTGGCGACCTCGTCTTCGGTCAATGCTTCAAAATCCCAGTCCTCTTTGAGGTCACGGATTTTTACGGGGCGGATCTGAGTGCGCTTGGAGTTCTTCGGTCCCTTCATGGCTACGGCGAAGTACCGGCCACTCAGGGATTCATCCTCAGAATACTCTTCCAGCATCTCGGTCACCGAGACACCACACTCAAACGTCACCAGGATGGGCGTGTCACCACCGCAGTCCAGGATGTTGAACCGGATGCGGGCCGCAGGCTTGGGATCGACACCGTCGAGCGGGCAATCCTCCTGGAGGCACACATAGCTGAGCCGGCTGCCTCTGGGCATCCACTCGCACC